ATCTTTTCACCATATATCGTGAATCTAGATGCCACATTTTGAGTATAGATTTTTTCTTTAGGTTTGTTACCCAGTGTTGCTGTACCAGTAACATTCGTGATAAATGATGCTCTTCTCACAGTCATAGTCAAATCTAATTGTTCAACTAAATCCCAAATAATACCATTATTTGTCGTGAACGTAGTTCCTCTATATGCTCTTGAATTTACAGGTTGACCTGTATTCACATCTGTTTCGCCTATTCTTGCTGCCCAGAAATAATAGTTTGGATTTATTGCTTCTGGATGAATAACAAATGCATATGTTTTTTTATCCATCAGAAAGACTGGAGAATCGAATGTAACAGTTAATGGATTATCTCTACCATTAGTGGATATTGGTACTTCACTGTTCGTAAATGTCTTTATGCTAAATGGTACTGTACTAATTATAGGATAACCAGCTTCATCACATTCTAGAATTTCACACCACATTCCCAAAGTTGGATGTTTTTCTGCTACGAACAGATCAACAGAAGTGACGAAAAGTCCTTCTTCATCTGAAGGAGTGTTTATATTAAATGCATATGCTAAACACGCTTCTGAGACTACGGTCTCGGGCATTTCGACAACCGGCGGATCGAATGTAGAAAATGTAGAAGGATCATTTCTTCTTTCATTTAAATTTGTATCAGAACGAACAGTTGTTCTTGTAGAAATGATAGTTCTTTGTTTTGTTTGATTTAGACCACTGGATGTAAAATTCGTTCTAGTAAATGAAGTTTCATCTTTTACATCATTTGTTGGAGAATCTGTCAGTTTAACTTCTTTTGTTCCTGTAGTAAATCTTCTATTGTTATCGGAAGGAATACTCATAGAAAGTGTAATGTAACCATTTGCGTTTGCAGTAATTACTGGTCCATCGCCAAATATTCCCACTTCTCCGGGTAATGCATTACTTGTAGTTAAAACAACATTATTTGCCATAGATATACCATCAAAGAATGGGAAATATCTAGCATAAGGTTTCAATTGATTAGCTTGAAGGTGTAGTATTTGTGGTCTAATATATGGTATAATTTTAGTATCGATAACTTTTTCGCCAATTGTATATGAATCATAATCTGTTCCATAGCTTGTTTGGACACCAGTTCTTTCACTTTGATATAGAGTTTCAATAGTTGCTCTAGAACCAGAAGCAGTGATTCTATTAGCGGCGGCTTGAGCATCCGCTAATGATGCATAAGATCCTTCTAATTGACCAGAAGCATCACCACCTCTATATACTTTATATCCGCTTACATATTGACTCCATGATCCCCATTCCGTTGTAACACCATTTCTATATTCAACATCACTATCCCATCTAGGATCATTGATATTAATTGTTTGTTCTCCTAAATCCATTTCTATAGTTTCATCGGGTGCATATTCAGTGTCAACCCATATATCTACTTCTGGAGTAATTTTCAATATTCCAATAAATCTATATGTACCAACTTCTGTATTTCTGGTTGTTGTTACTGCATTTTGACTGAATAGTGGAACTTCTGAATAGTTCAAAAGAATGAGATCACCAACTTTTGTGACATTTGAACCAGAAAGATAATCGTAATAGACTGAATTTGTTGTATAAACAGGTCTGATACTCTTTTCTCTAGGATCCACTACGATTCTGTAATCTGGATTATATGTAGCACCGAGAATATGATTTTCAAATGTATCGACGAAAATGCCATTCTTAAATCTGTCTAATCCATTCTCATCGAGAATCGTCAAATCTAATGCTGCTTTTTCTAAAAGCGATAGAGAAACATATGTTTCTAGATTGATAATTCTATCTTTAAGAACACCAATATCTCTCATTGTAAATCTTACACTTGCAGTTTTTCTAATCTTAACTGCAATATCTCTTCTATTGATTTGTTTAGCATAGAATAGAGAAATTGAAGGATATGGTGTAATAGAAAGAACGGCCAGAGACATTTTGTCATCAGGTATAATTGGTGTTATTGGATTTACCGAAGGATTTCCTTTTTGTATCTTAATAAATCCATCTTTATCCATATACACAACATCTTTTCTAGCAAGATAATATTCATGATCGAATGTTACTTGGCTATATGGTGCAGGTATTCTCAAACCATTGGCATCAGATACAAATGATGCCGAAGAAGATGGATTTGTTGATGCACTACCAACAGTTGTTGAATCGGTGGCTGTTGCAGCTTTAACTGGTCTGAAATCCAAATAGTTCCTTAGATTGTATGTTTGACCAGAAGAAGGTGATTTATAGATTGGAATTTCGGCAGTCTTGATTGTTGTTGGTGTTGTATTTCCATCGTCAATTGGATATGAATCTATTGAAAAGAATCCTTGTCCAACAGAAACATCTGGATAGAAATAATCGAGTCTAACAAGAATTCTATCATTTGATGTTAGAGTAATTCTAGGTCTAATTGTCGCATGATCATAATATGTATCTTTTTGACCGTTATTGAAAATAAATGAATTGATAGCTGCTGAACCATCAGTGTTACTTGTGATTGAGGAACCATCTCTTCTTAGTCGAATTTCTTTGATCTTATAAACATCAGAGAATCCAAGACTATATGGTCCTGTAGTTCCAGCTGAGGAACAATCAATCAATACAAATCTATCTGGTCTGAGAGTTTTATCAATTTCGAGTGATGATTCCGAAGTTACTCTATATGAAAGAGTTCCTCCCGCTGTTGAATTCAAAGTTTCTTTGAGATCGAAGGAAAGCTGTGAAGATGTTGCTGAAACAGTTCTTGTAGCACCTGCATCTGCTCCTTTTGTTGTCAAATCAATTATGTCACCAGCTTTATACGCTTTGAAGTATGCTGCCCCAGAAGCGGGAGAGCTTAAATAATCAGAGATGGTCATTGTAGTGGAATTTGTTATACTACTAATAGTGTATGTACCAGTAATACTGGCAATTTCTATTTTATCTCCTGCGTTGAGTAATGTGAAGTCTGCACCACTGGCACCAGTAATTGTTAGTCCTGTATTAGTTACAGTACCTGTCAAACTTACATTCATATCTGCATCGATACTTAATGTAATATCTCTTTTTTGGGTGGCAGATAATGTTGCAGTTCCATAAGGAAATGCATCTGCACCAGAAGGTAATCCTACGTTAAAAATACCAGAAGAAATATCTGCTACAGATGATGTATGCTTATAAATGAATGTGGTATCTGTTACTCCTGAAGGTTTCAAAGTTTTTGTAGCAATTGCACCGGATTCATAGAGCATAGGAAAATTATCGACATCTTTTAAAACTGCTGTATTAGATGTGCTCAATACTATGTCAGCACCCATATCTGCTGTTGATGCATTGTTATAATAAAGACTTTTTACGTTAGAAAATGAATTACTGCCCAACATTCTGATATCGGAAATATAAACGTCGAATAAACCATTTGCAGTTCCAGGAATACCACTGTTATATTCAACGGACATCAATTTAGCAGTACCTATTTTATCACCTGAAGGTGAAGCGGCGGACCAATTTTGTTGTGTAATTCTTTGATCTGCTGTATCGTAAAGTTCAATATCTACTGCTGTATCGTGTTCCCAGTTTCCAACAAATTCATTAACTGTCACATAAGAACCAATAGATGCAGAAACTATTTGTGATGTATCTACTTCATAATCTTCTGATTTTTCTGTCGTTAAATAGCTCGTTCTTCTTGTTTCTCTTTCATATCCTTGAACATAAGCAATTCCTTTTGAGACTTGTACAGAAAGTAAATGTGAATTTCCTGTTGGAGAAAATCCACCATTATCTCCAGTATCTAAATGTTCACGAACTGATGTTTGAAGTCCTTCTTTATAATAATGTCCGGATTCATCAAAGGTTCTTTTTGCAAGTTCATCGCCTACAATATTATACTGTGGTCTTTCAAATACAGATTCTATGATTCCATCTTTTATTTTGAATAGTCTTACGAAATCTGGAGGACCTACATCATCATCAACTTCTCGAACAGTTAGAATAGGTGTAATTTTCAATCTGTCCGCACCCGGAGCAGAATAGTTTGACGATTCTAATGCCGGATCAAGGAGACTGGTATCATCTTGATAATTTACAATGCTTTCTAGAAGTGTAAATCCCAATTGACATGTTGGATTATCATTATATCTCGACAAGATTATTCTTGATGTTGGGAATCGAATGAAATGCTCTTTGGCAAAAAATACACCTTCTGAAATGAAAAATGCAGATCCTCTGCCTGTAGGAGCAGAGCTTAGAGCAACGAGTGTACCTTCGCTTGTAGAAAGAACTTCATCTGGTTGGAATACTGTAATAGCAGAATTTGAATTTGATGCAGAAGTATAATCTACATAAATTGTTTTCGTGTTAGATGATGATTCGGATCCATCTAGAACGAAAGAAATTATACCTGTTATACCTGTAGAAAGACCAGTAACTTCTTTATCTAAGAAATTTTCAATTATGACTGAGCTATTAGAGTTGTCAACGTCTTTAACTTTAACATAATGTACACCACCTTTAATTGATGTGTTTGTAGCAAAATCAAAAGTTCCTGGTAAAACTATACTGCCTTCTTTGAATACATGCTTACCAAATCTATCAATCTGTTTTTGTAAAATTGATTGTGATTGTGTAAGTTCACGAGCTTGTACAGCATATCCTGGCTTATAAAGAATCCTGTAATAGTCTTTGTTTTCATCAAAATCATCATAATATGGTGAAACATTAAAATTAGTAGTTAATGTTGAATTTGCTACATTAGCGGCCATTTATTCTTTCCTTTTTTAAAATTTCACCAGGATTTTGAAGTCTTCTATCTGGTCGTTTGATCTGGTTATTGGTACTAGATGATCTGCATATAAAATTT